ATGTATTCATTAAAAGGTAAGGGCGGCTTTTTTATTTTAAAGAATAAGAAAACTGGAAAAACTATAAAAACTGGTTCTTTTCATGACTGTTATAAAGCTATTTTGGATGCTGAAAATAGCAAGCAAATAGACAACTCGGAGAGACGAGTAAAGGATTAAAATATGGAAACATTGTGCAAATTATTACTTGAAGCAAACAAAAGTCATGTTTTTACTAAGGACATGACACATGAACAATGGTTTACTGCTAGGAGAGGCAGTATAGGAGGCTCCGATGCAGGGGCTATTATGGGCTTAACCAAATGGGCAAGTCCTTTAACGGTGTACCTTGACAAAAAAGGGCTAAACACCTTTGAGGGGAACACCGCAACGGAGCGAGGTAATTGGCTTGAGGAGCCGATCCGGCAACGATGCCGAGAAGAACTTGGTATTCCGATTGAAGCGGTTCCGTATATGTTTAAATCGGAAGCGAACCCGTTTATGGGTGCAAATATTGATGGAGTCTTGTATGTACAAGAACCGAAGACAATCGCCGGTGTTGAAGTTTTAGGTCTTGGCGGACACGAAATAAAAACAAGCGAACACGGGATTGGCTTCGATGAAAATGAAATACCGGACAGCTACTACGCACAAGTACAGCATTATATGGCAATACTTGATTTACCGTTTTTTATCGTCTCGGCATATCTTATAAATAAACATACACTAAAACATTATGTTGTGCAACGGGATAATGAATTTATTACCCGTCTTATAGAAGCTGAAAAAAACTTTTGGGAAAATTTTGTTGAAAAAGATGTAATGCCCGCTCCATCAGGTGTAGATGCCGAAAGCGAGCTTATCGCCAATATGTTTGAAGGCAGCTCGGTTTCAATAATTCTTGACGGTGAAGCTGAAAGTCTTTCCGCCGAATATCTTTTAATCAATGAACAGTTAAAAGAACTGGAAATAAGAAAGGCTCAAATTGCTTCAAGTCTTAAATTAAAAATCATTGAACAGCAAACAGGTTCGACTGATACTAAGGCTAAGGCTGTTGCAGGTAAGTACAATATTTCATTTTCAAAGTTTATGAGAAAATCTGTAGACAGTGAAAAATTGAAGAAAGACGGGCTTTATGAAGCCTACTGCAAAGAATCTGAAAGCGGTATGTTCCGTATCACGGAGCCTAAGTAAAAAAATTAAGAAGCAGCTTTATGAAGAAAAAACTTATGCAAAGCTGCTTCTTTAAAAGGCGGGCAAAGAATATGTTACTAAAGAAAATTGAAATTCGCAATGTGCGAAAAATTAAGCAGGCGGAAATTGAATTCCATGGGGCCGGTGTACAGGTTATTCAAGGATTGAATAAATCGGGTAAGACTACAATCGCTCAATCTATTGCCTTGACACTGGGAGGAGCAAAAGACTTTGTACCCGGAATGATAAGCTCAGGTGAAGAACAGGCGGAAATCATAGCCTATACCGATCAAGAGCTTAAAATCCGCACGGTTATCGGCAGTAAGGTAACTCAGGAAGTTGCCAAGCTTGATGAGACTACAGGCCGTTATGCCAAAGTTTCAGGGGGAGTAAGAACCTTCTTGGACTCTATCCGTTCGGGGCTTGAAATGCCATTTTCGATGAAAGACTGGACTGATGAAGCGATTATTGAGCTTTTAAAGGAACGTACCGGTACAACTGAAAAAATTGCGGTAATCGATGTGGAGTTAAAACAGCTTGAAGAAGAACGCACACAAACCGGCAGGGATAAAAAACAATTAGGCAATCCTGCCCCTGTTCAAAAAGCTGAACACGGAAAACCTATTGATGAGTTACAGGCAGAAAAAGAAAAGACACTTAAATTCTTATCATCAGTGCAAGAAGCTTTTGAAAGAACCGAAAAAGAAATTCACTCTATGTCTTTTAAGTGTGAAGCCGATATTGACAAGTTAATTGAAAAACTTACCGAAGCAAAAAAACGTTTACAGGAATGGCTTAAAAAACAAGAAAGGACATATACCCAAGAGGATATTGAAAAAATAGATGCCGCAATTCTCGAATGGAATAAAAACGAAACAGCCGCTAATGCCTACGATAAGTATTGCTCTGACCTAAAAAAGATTGAAGAGTTGGAAGCGGAATACAAAGCCCTTACAGAAAAGATTGAAGCAAAAAGGCAAGAGCGTAAAGAAGTTCTTTCAAATATGAACTTAGGTGTCAACGGACTTGAAATAAACGAAGAAAATCAGCTTGTTCATAACGGTGCGGTAAGGGGAATAACAAAGACCAACACAATCGGCAATTGGTCAACGGCGCAAAGCATTGAAGTTTTTCTTTCTCTCGGTATCCGTTTTACAGGCGAGCTTAAAATTCTTGTAATCGACAATGCGGAAAGTCTTGATGAAACACATACAAAAATCATTTCCGATTGGGCGGAAAAATCAGGATTTTTGGTAATAATGCTTAAAGTCGGCAGCGTTCCTGAAAATCCTGATGATGATGTAATTTACATAAAAGACGGAGAGGTTTTGAAATGAATACAATTTGGTGTGATACCGAAACTACAGGTTTAGAACCTGAAAATTCCGGAGCCTTTGAAGTCGCCTTACTTTTTGCTAAAAACGGGATAGTAGAATGTGAGAGGGTTTTTCATTTAAATCCTCTTAACGAAACTATTCTTTACCACGAAGAAGCCTACCAGACACATAAGGTAACCGAAGAAGAAATCCGTTCATATCCTCCGGCTGAGGTAATAGTACCTAATATCGCAGAATTTTTACATCAGGCAATTCATGTTTTCGGTGACGGTGAAAAATTAAAGTTTGCAGGTTATAACTGCAATTTTGACTACATACATTTAAAGGCTCTGTTTACCAGATGTAAGTTAAACCTTGATGATTATTTTTCATGTCAATTCAACGCAATGGATATGGTAAAAAAGGCAGTAAAACAAAATACGGTTCCTTTTTTGGCGAATTTAAAATTAGGAACCGTATGTAAATCTTTAAACATTAAATTGGAAAATGCACATACAGCTCTTGCGGATATTAAGGCTACAAGGCAGTTATGCGTAGAACTTTATAAAAAAGGAGTTACGCTAAACAGTTAGTCGGAAATTCCGCCTCACTGTTTAGCGTGCGAGTTTGCCGTTCGGCAAACATCGGATTATTGTATGTAGTTTTGCTTTTGCAAAACTACTTTTAAAAAACTTTTTTCGCAAATTGATATTTGCTACAAAAATTTTTTATAGGAGTAACACTATGACAGTAAATAATCAAAATCAAGTACAGCAAAAAGGAACGCAAGATTTACGTTCTATGATTATGAAGCATACCGATATGCTTAAAATGGCTTTGCCTAAAACTATTACACCTGAAAGAATGGCGAGAATAGCAATGACGGCAATCACAAGAAACCCTAAACTCGGAGCTTGCAGTCAAGAGTCATTTTTTGGAGCCTTATTGACGGCAGCACAGTTGGGACTAGAGGTAAACACTCCTTTAGGTCATGCCTATCTTATCCCCTATAACATAAAAGGCGGATTACAATGTCAATTTCAAATAGGCTATCAAGGGCTTGTAGACCTTGCCTACCGTTCAAACCGATTTAAAAGAATTAAAGCGGTTGTCGTACATGAAGGAGATGATTTTAATTACTCTTACGGGTTAAGCCCCGTATTAAATCATATCCCAAAAGGAACCGGAAATCCTACTCATGTTTATGCCTTGTATGAGTTCATAAATGGAGGAGGGGACTTTGAAGTATGGACTTGGGAGCAAGTTATTGCGCATGCTAAAAAATATTCACAAAGCTACAATGCTTCCGATTCTCCTTGGAAAAGTGCTGCTGAAGAAATGGCAAAAAAAACTGTATTGCGGTCTCTTTTAAAATATGCTCCTAAAGCCGTGGAAGAAAAAGAGCTTGCAGAAGCCATAAGTGCCGATACAGGCATCATCGAAAAAAAGATGATAACCGATTCCGGTAACTATGAGATTCTGACAGATGTGCAATATGAAATTCCTGAAGCCGGAGCCGTCAATCAAAGCATAAAGCAGGCTTCCGAAAAACCTGCAACTCCTTCAAAAAAAGAAACGGTTAAAAACATTCCTGCACAAAATAAAACGGAAGACAGCGGAACAGGAACAATGACTGAAGAAGATGATCAAGAATTGAATGAATTGTGGGATAGACAACAAGAGGCTTCTTATGACAGCCCTATGTTTCCGATGTAGGAGAATTTAAATGAAAATAACAATATCCAAAGCAGCAGGAGAGGAAATTCCCAATACCATAATAAGTATCACCAATCAATTACCTCAAGAAAATAATGAAAATGTTTTTGAAAGAGAAGCCGAAGAACTTTTTACGGCTTTGAAAAACTGCTTACCGGGTGGAACTTTCGATCGCTTAACAGTGTATATGCTTAAGCAGCAATGTTCTTTTCTTTGTGTTAGGCATAGGATAAAATAAAATGAAAGTTACAGGGCAATACAAGGCGCGCAAGGCATATTCAAACGGTTCTCATTTTATAATGATACAAGTTACCGACAAAAAGGATGCCTCATTGTTGGATCGCCTTTTTAAAACTAAGGCTGAAAGGGATAAGCGGCGCGGAAGTGAGTCTTTGCTCCATATTACATTTGACTTACCGTACCGTTCAAAATCCTATAAGCAGTTGCGTACCATATTTGCCCTTGTAACAGCTATCTTTGTTTCGATGGACGGAAGGCTCCCTACAGAAGAAGAAAAATATAATCTTTATTTGGATTTACTTGATGCTTACGGAATGAAAGCTCCGAGTAAGTTGGATAATTCACGGTTGAGGGTTATTCACATGTCCGAAGCAAATACGTTTGAGGCGGCTTATTTTATAAATGAGCTTATGCTTCACCTTGCAACGGAGTGTAAATTAACTCTCGACTTGCAAACTGATGTACAAAACCTTTTATGGGAATGGACAATGTGGCGAGGAGGCGAGATTTGTGATCCTTTGGATTATTGGGATAAAGAATGTACTCGTCCGATTGATGAGACCGAATGGAGAAGACGGCATCCATATAGTGAAGCAAGCGGATTAACAGACCCTATTCATTTACATCATATTGCTACACGGGGAGCGCATCCTGAAGCAAAGGATGAAGTATGGAACTGGTGTGCCTTAACATACAACGAACATGAGCTTTTACACAGGATAGGCGAAAAAGCGTTTTTAAATAAATTCCCGCATTTAACCGGAAAGTTTAAAAGAGCTCATAGGAAGGCTGATAGAAATGAGTAAAAGCGATGTATTTAACATGGATTGTATGAATTACTTAAAACAATGCCGTGATAAAGAGTTTGACTTAGCAATTGTAGATCCTCCTTATGGGGTAGAAAAAATGACAGGAAAAGAATTCGCCCATGGTCGAGGTAAATTAAAGCAGCGAATTTTTAATCGAGATGCAGATAAAATAAATGAATGGGATGAGGCTTCTACTGAAGAATATTGGAAAGAGCTTTTTAGAATAAGTAAATACCAAATTATTTGGGGCGGAAATTATTTCCCTTTGCCGCCTTATCGGTGTATTGTAGTTTGGGATAAGATGCAGCCCTTTCCTAATTTTTCAGCTGTAGAAATAGCTTGGACTAGTTTTAATGAACCTAGTAAGTTATTTAGATTTGATAACCGCTACAGTGGAAAAATTCATCCGACACAAAAACCTGTAGAACTTTATAAATGGCTTTTATCAAAATATGCCGAGCACGGATGGAGTATTATTGACACTCATTTAGGTTCAGGTTCAAGCAGAATTGCTTGCTATGATATGGGTTTTGATTTTGTCGGAATCGAAATTGATAAAGAGTATTTTGACAAGCAAGAAAAACGGTTTAAAGAATATACGGCACAAATGCAGCTTTTTGAGCCGAAAGAATTATTTAGTTAAGAGGAGAAGATAAGTGCAGTATTCAGATGATAATACAATCGTACCTATTGATGAAAAGATTTGTCAATGGCAAAAAGAGGGCAGGAAAATTATAACAGACGAACACGGACTAAATTTTTATGAAGGTATGACACCTTTTGAAAAAGTTCAGTGGATAGAACACGAAATTAAAAATATAAAAGAAAATATTAAAGGTCTTAAAAAAGAAGAAAAAGAAATTCTTTCTAAACGTGATATTGATTATGAGCAGGAATTTTATTCGGGGCGTTATGGTCTTATAAAGCCTGATCCGGAGATAAAAAATTTACAAAAACAGTGTGAAAAATATATAGAGGATCGAAAAAAATATAAAAAAGAATTTATAAGAAAACGTAAAAAAGAATATGAAAATGAAATTAGAGAGTATGAAGAAGATATTAAATACTATAAATAAATAAGCTAGGGAGAAAAACAAATGAAACAGCTTTATTTATGTGGAGCAATCAGCAATAATCCGAATTATAAGCAGGATTTTGAGAATGCGTATGTAAAACTGCATAAGGCAGGGTATGATGCAGTACTTAATCCTGTAGAGTTTTGCGGTCGATTGGAAACTTGGGAAGACTGCATGCGTAAATGTATTTTTATTTTAAGCCGTCATAAAAATTTAGGCATTGCAAAAATCGAAACGCCGTATGCTTCAAAAGGAGTGGAATTGGAATTGCACGTTGCCGAAGCACTGGGTTTTGAAATTAAAACCGTTGATGAATGGGTGGAGGTTATAAAATGACAGTTGATAGAGTTTGGTGCAAAGATTGTTATACTAAATTATGTAAAGCATTTGATAAAAAATACGGGAAAGGTGATTGGAGTTTTGCCAATTTAGAAACCGGCGTATCTTTTGATTCAGAACAATGTAGCTATATTTTTTATCCGCCATTTTTAATGATTGAATTGCCGTTAAAAAAGAAAAATGGCGAATATTCAAAATCAAAAAAAACAAGAAGGCCTTATTTCCCTGATTTTTGCCCGTATTGTGGAAAAAAAATAAAACCTGAAAATGTGGAGGAGTAAAAAATGACAATAAACGAATTAGTACTGGATTCGTACAAAAATGCTAAAGAAAAAGGTTTTTATGAAAGACCTGAAAACCAAAATGTGGGTTGCCTTTTAATGCAGATAGTAAGTGAATTATCTGAAGCTATGGAAGCTCATAGGCAAGGGAAGATAACAACAATGCCGCATTGTTTCGTAGAATTAGAAACATACAACATAAAAGATAATTTTGAAGTTGAAATCGCAGACGCCTTTATCCGATTAGCAAGTCTTTGCGGATATTTGAATATCGATATAGAAGAGTTTATCAAGGTAAAAATGCAGATTAACAAATTGCGTGAACCTTTGCACGGAAAGAAATATTAAGGGAGAGTTTGTAATGGCAGTGCAACGTTATATATCATCATCGTTCTGGAGCGATGATTGGGTAGATAGTTTAACAGGGTTAGAAAAATTACTCTATATGTATTTACTCACAAATGAATGTACTTCAATTTGCGGAGTATACAAAATCACAATAAAGAGAATGAAAGATGATACGGGTATTCCAAGGGAAGAAGTTATGCGAATGCTTGATGTTTTTGCAAAAGCAAAAAAAGCTTTTTACTTTGAAGAGTACATCATCTTACCTAAATGGCTAAAGCACCAAAACATAAATAATTTAAAAGTAAAATTAGGAATTACCCGTGCACTGCAGGCTCTTCCTGAAAATATCATCAATTTTTTAAGAGCAGAAAATCATTTTTACTACAACATTGATGATTTTTTAATTGAAAAATCGAAGCCTAAAACGAATGAAGCACCGGATAATAAAACTATGACCTATCCCGAAAACGGCATAGCCTATCCTAAAAATGGCATAAGTCATCTTGAAAATGCGGAAAAGTCCGATAGCCTATACCCAAATGACCGGAATTCGGCTGACAACTCTAACTTAAACTTAAACTCTAACTTAACTAGCTTAGATATATTAACTAACCTAGAGAGAGGTGGGCAATCAGAAAATCCACAGATGGCGGGCAAGCCGCCTGAGCAGGCAGAGCCTGCACCTTTTTTTGAAATTCCAAAACCTGAAAAAAAGCGTAAATGTTTTGTAAAACCGACTATCCCTGAAATTGCAAATTATTGCAATGAGCGAAAAAACGGTGTAGATCCAGTTGCTTTTTATAACTTTTACGAAAGCAAAGACTGGTATGTCGGCAAAAACAAAATGAAAAACTGGAAAGCCTGCGTTCACACTTGGGAGCAACGGCAGCATGATTTTAAAAAGCAGCATCCGCCTTTTAGTCAAAACGACTTTTCAAAACAAGACTTTTCGGAGAGCTCGGTACCGGAAGTCTTGCGTCCTCAACAAAAAATCGAGATTGATGTAGGTGAGGCTTTAGAAAGCGTGCCGTTTTAGGAGAATATATGCAATTATTAAAACAAGGTTTTGAAAACTGCAAAGTAACAATTACCGAAAAACCATTTGATTTTGATGTCGAAAAAATAAAACAACGGTTTTTCAAAAATGCGAAAATATTAAAACTAACCTGTCCCATTCACAATGTTGAGTATGAGACGCTTGACGAAAATGATAATCTTTGCCCTCTTTGCCTGGAAGCACAGAAAAATCAAGAGCTGCAAAAGTGGGAGGTGGATAGGATTTTAGACAAGATTGACGGCCTGCCTAAGAGGTATAAGTATGCCGGTTTTAAAAATTTCAAAATAACGCCGGAAAGTGAAACTGCTTATAAAACTGTCTTAGCTTTTGCAAAAGAGCCTACAAACAAATGGCTTTTACTTTTGGGAAACAACGGTACGGGGAAAACACACTTAGCTCATGCGGTGTTAAAAGTTACGGGCGGAGTTTATCGGGATTTTGATGATATCGCTATTGACATACTCGATGCTCAAGCAGGGTTCGGTGAAGGTCAAAATGCTGTACTTAACAAGTATTCTTTTTGCCCAATGTTAGTCGTTGATGAAGTTGACAAAGTAAAAAAAACGGATGGACGTATCGGGTGGCTTAATATAATTCTGCGACGTCGATACAGCGAGTTACTGCCGGTTATTCTTTGCGGTAATATCGATTTAGAAACGCTATGTAAGCACATAGACCTTAACGGAGGCAGAGCTATGCGTGATAGGATTGAAGAAGTCGGACAAGTAGTTCTTTTTAACTGGGAAAGCTACCGCCCCGAAATACGGAGCATGTGAAGATGGTTATTGCAAAATTTGAAGGCAAAGTAATTAAGCGTATAGAGCTTACTTTTAAGGAGAGATTGAAAAAATGACATATTTATCCGTATGCTCCGGTATCGAAGCAGTAACCGTCGCATGGGAACCGCTAGGCTTTAAGCCCGTAGGCTTTGCAGAAATAGAGCCGTTCCCTTGCAAGCTTTTAAAACAAAAATATCCCGATGTAAAAAATTACGGGGATATAACAAAATATAAGGAGTGGGATTGTGGCGGAAAATTTGACATTCTGGTCGGAGGAACACCTTGCCAGTCTTTCAGTATTGCCGGAAAGCGAGGCGGAACCGATGACATTCGAGGTAAACTCATGTACTCCTATTTGGACATTGTGGGAGAATATAAACCGCAATGGATTATATGGGAGAACGTCCCCGGAGTATTATCCAGCGGTAAAGGACTTGATTTTGCGAGCTTCCTTTCTGGACTGGAAAAATGCGGGTATGGGTGGGCGTACAGGGTGCTTGACGCTCAATACTTCGGAGTGCCCCAACGCCGCCGCCGTGTCTTCGTTATCGGACATTCTGCTGACAGGGCAGACCTTGCCGCAAAAGTATTATTTGAGCCGAAAAGCGTGTGCAGGGATATTACGGCGGGCAAAGAACAGAAACAAGAAACTTCCGAAAGAATTGGAGAAAGCACTGAAAGCACATATTTTCGTAGAGGAGGAAGCTCCAAATATCACGAAGATACAAGAGCTGCAACTTTGAGAAATACTGCATCTCCCGATTATTTTGATTTGGTGTTAGCAAGTGAGAAGCCGTTTAGGGGAGATGTTTTTGCCATAAACGGACGACAAGACCCATGCGTAACTGCAAAAGCTGGGGCAGTTGATACATTTTCCCACACAAACTGTATTGGATATGTGGGAAGCAAACAGCAGAAAATCCGCCGGCTAACCCCTCTTGAATGTGAACGCTTACAAGGCTTCCCCGATAATTACACTCAAATTGAATGGCGGGGTAAACCTAAAGACCAATGCCCCGACAGTCATCGGTATAAGGCAATCGGCAACAGTATGGCAGTCCCTGTTATGCGCTGGATCGGGAAAAGGATTAAGAGGATGGCAGGAGAAAATACTATGAAACAGAACCTTAATGAAAAAATGCAAAAGAGAAGGATATATAAAAAATGTCATTAAATAAAAATACAAAAGAGCTGCTAGAAACACTTGTAGCTGAAAATGACTACTTATCATATTCAGTGAAAAGATGCATAACGAACTGTTTAAATGATGATACGAAAGCGACAAATGCCGATTTTGTTACGGAGATGAAAAAGAAACTTACAGAGCAGTCCGTAAGACTTCCGACAAATATTGAGGGTAAGGTAATCTGTTATTCACCTGAAAACTTTATTACCGAACGGTATTACACCCAACAAAACTGGATTAATTCTGTTTTACAATCAATTATAAAAATGAAAGCGGTTGCAGAGATGATGGCTTCTATGCGTATTCATTATCGCAATGCAACAATTCTTTATGGAGAAAGCGGCACTGGCAAGACAGAATTTGCTCGCTATGTAGCATATAGACTTAATCTACCGTTATTTTATCTTAATTTTTCAAGCGTCATAGATTCTCTTTTAGGGAATACTGGGAGAAATATTGCAAATATATTTAATTATGTAAAAAAGCATGAGTGTGTCTTTATGCTTGATGAAGTAGATTGTATAGCAGGAAGCCGCAATGGTGCTGACAGAGCAGAAAAAGAGTTATCACGGGTTACGATAACATTGATGCAAGAACTTGATATGTTACCGAATAATGTTATTTTGATTGCCGCGACTAATAGGTTAAATGATATTGATGATGCTGTTCTCAATCGTTTTTCTATTAAGCAAAAAATAGAGAGGTTATCATTAAAAAACAATATAGAATTTGCCCGCTTCTATGTCAAAGCGATACATGCAGAAAACTATATAAATGATATTGATATTACAGAATGTATTAACGAACAGAATTTATCACAAAGACAGGTCGTAACAAAAATAATTCAACTTTTGGGAGATAAACTATATCAAAGTTCAGAGGGAAAATGAAATGATAGAAATAAATCTTGAAAAAGAAATGGTATAATAAAATAAAGTCTCACGAAAAGATTATAGAGTATAGAGAAGTAAAACCATTTTGGACAATACGTATTTTTAATGAGTTAAAAAAACGTTATCCTAATTCAAAAGAAAAGATAGCAACTCTGGAACTACAAGGATTTTTAGAAATGGCAAAAGAAGACCCTATAGTATTTGAACCGAATGACGAATTTATTTTACAAGGGATGTTACGTCTTGGATATGGTAAAGAAAAATTATCGGCAATTATTACAAATGTTGAAATTGTTGATGGCAAAGACACGGATTTACATATAGATAAACCGGTTTATGCTATCCATTTTTACTTGCAGAATAATATGCACTTAGGAGAATTAAGATGAAAGGTGTGGTAATTTTTATCCTGAACACAGCAGCGGTTTGTTTGATTTCTGTTTTGCTTAACTTACAATTCATTAAAAAAAGACGGTATCAGAAATTAAAGGTTCTGAATGCGGAACTGGATATTCTTTTAAAAGCAGCTGCACTTAAAGAGAAAAATATTCAGGTACCTGAACATATCAACTTTTTATTAAACAGTTATATAAAAGATAAGGAGAAAAATAAAATGAATGACTTAAACAAAGTTATGTTAATTGGAAGACTTACTTGTGATGCCGATTTAAAATATACATCGGCAGGAACCCCCGTTTCAAATTTTAGCATTGCCGTAAATAAGAGTATCAAAAAAGGTAATGAATGGGAGAATGAGGCAAGTTTTTTTGATGTCAACCTTTGGGGCGGTTATGCTGAAAATCTAAGTAAACACCTCAAAAAAGGTAAGCAGATTGCCATTGAAGGCAGTCTTAAACAAAACAGATGGCTTAAAGACGGTAAAACATATAGCCGAATTTCTGTAGAAGCTCAAAGTATTCAGCTTTTAGGCGGAAATGTAAATAATCTGTCTGAAAATAAAGCATATTCGGAAAATGAAGATGATATGGACGCAATACCGTTTTAGTAAACAAAATAATAGGAGATATACTAATGAGTGAAAAAAACACAAAAGGCTTAAGACGGCAGGCAAAAAAAGAAGCCGGAAAAATTGTACTGGATTACATGAAAAATAACAGTAAAGAAGTTGTAGGAGCAAGTATAGATTTACTTTGCAGACAAAATTTAAAAACACGGATTGCTACAGCATGGGTTATTTTAAGAGGCAGAAAAAGAGGTTAATTAAAACATGAAGGAGTAAATTACGATGAACAAAAAACAAATTAAAACAATTTTATTCTTTTTACTTGATTGGATATGGTGTTTTCCGCAAACACTATTAGGTTTTATCATTTCAAGAACTCTTTGGAAAGATTCTGAAAATGAATGGCTGATAAGCCGAAAGTTTTATGCATCCGTGCGGATTGGAGAAGAAAAAGAAGGTTTCTTGTATAACTATTTATCGGGATTTTCATTGGGGCGGTATATTTGTTTGCATAAAGACGGCGATGGTGCAGAACTTGAAAAAACGGTACGGCATGAGTGCGGACACACTCGTCAATCCCGCAGGCTTGGGCCTTTATATTTATTAGCTGTGGGAATCCCTTCCGCCTATGGTAATCTGAAGGCTCGAAAAGACAGTAAACGGGCAGAAACCTACTATGAGCATTATCCGGAAAAATGGGCGGATAAACTCGGCGGAGTAAAAAGGTAGGCTAAGGGATTGATGTGATATTGCCGATATCAAGATTATACTTGTGTTAGGAGCAACTATGTCAAAAAAAGAAGCTGTAACGGATATTTGGGTGTCAAAACTATTGGATGAAGCAAAAATCCCTTTTTATCCTCAAGGTAGCAATATAAAAGAGGTCAATGTAGCTTTAAAAACAGCTTCTAAGCGACGTACTGGAAAAACGGGATTTCCCGAATATACGGCTGTTGTCAAAGATTTTTTGCTTGTTATTGAAGATAAAGCAGATATTTCTAAACACGAAAAAATAACAAAAGATGGTATACCGTCAGAAGAGCCTGATGCAATTATTCACTATGCAGTAAATGGTGCTTTGTTTTATGGGAAACATCTTGCTGGAAAGACAAGTTATAAAAAAATAATTTGCATTGGAATATCAGGAGACTCAAAACGTCATCGAATTTCACCTTATTTTGTAGATGAACGGGAGAATTACACAAAATTACCTGAAATTGAGACTCTTATTTCATTTAACGAACAAAATATTGATGAATATTATGTTAAAGAAATCCTTAAAGAAAAAACGGATTTTGAAAAAACAACATCAGAAATTTTAACACATGCAAAAAATCTCCATGAAGATTTACGGAATTACGGCAGTATTCAAGATAAAGATAAGCCTCTTGTGGTGTCAGGAATATTACTTGCATTACGTGAAATCGAATATAGTAATTTTAATATTGATAACCTTGTTGGGGATAAAAAAAGAACGGACGGACAAAAAATATACACTGCAATAAAAGACAACCTAGATCGTGCAAATGTATCTCCCGAAGTTAAAAAAGATAAATTACTCGCTCAGTTTTCCGTTATAAGAGACATGGTAACAATTAATGAAGTTAATACTACTCTTGGAAAAACACCGCTTAAGCATTATACAGAATTTTTATATAAAACAATATATCAAAATATCCGTTATAATACGTCTGCTGAAGATTTTTTAGGCAGATTTTACGGTGAGTTTATGTCTTATTCAGGAAATGACGGACAATCACTTGGAATTATTTTGACTCCTCGCCATATTACCGAATTATTTTGTGATTTAGTATATTTAACACCTGATGATAAAGTTTTTGATCCTTGTTGCGGCACTGCAGGATTTTTAATTGCGGCAATGCATAATATGTTATTACAGATAGAGGATATTGATAAAAAAAACGAAATTAAAAAAAATCAGCTTTTTGGAATTGAAATCCAGCAATATATGTTTACTATTGCTACTACTAATATGATTTTACGTGGAGATGGTAAAAGTAATTTGGAAAATAAAGATTTTTTAAAAGAAAATCCTGCGCAATTACAAAAGAAAGGATATACAGTTGGAATGATGAATCCTCCATATTCGCAAGGTTCAAAACAAAATTCCGATTTATACGAAATAGCATTTACGGAACACTTACTAAATTCCATTACAAAAGGAGGTAAAGTCATTGTAATTGTTCCGCAAAGCTCAATGACCGGTAAGACAAGCGAAGAAAAGAATATAAAAAAAAGTATCTTAAAAAAACATACGCTTGAAGGTGTTATTACTCTAAATAAAAACACTTTTTATGGAGTTGGAACGAACCCTTGTATTGCTGTTTTTACTGCCGGTGTTCCTCATTCAAAAAGTAAAGAGTGTAAATTTATCAACTTTGAAGATGACGGATATGAGGTATCAAAGCATATAGGTCTAATTGATAATGGTAGTGCAAAAGATAAAAAACAACATCTTCTTGATGTATGGTTTAATAGAATAGAAGCTCCGACAAAATTCTGTGTCAAAACAACCGTAGAAGATACTGATGAATGGCTTCATTCTTTTTATTATTTTAATGATGAAATTCCCAGTGAAGAAGACTTTAAAAATACTATAGCCGATTATTTAACATTTGAAGTTAATATGATAACACACGGCAGGGGTTATTTATTCGGATTAGAAACTGAAAAAGATAATGTATACGATGAAGAGCTAAATATGGCGGCAGCTGAAGTAGAGGCGGATTATGCAACATAAGCTTTCATTAAAAGATGTGAAGTGGGAAGCGTTTAAAATTGAAGATATATTTAATGTAGAAGGTTCAACAACGACTCAGCCTAATTGTTTAAAACATGGAGGAAAAACACCTCGAATTACATGTGCTGCTTCTAATAATGGGCTTGAAAATACATATCATAATAAATTTACAGAGACTGGCGGAGTTTTAACTGTAGATAGTGCGACTGATGGAGCTGTTTTTTATCAATTTTATGATTTTATAGCTACAGATCATGTTGAAAAAATTACTAATAAGTTAAATAAAAGAATTAATAAAGAAATAGGACTTTTTATCAAAACAAGTATAGAAAAAGCAAAGTGTAATAAATATCGTTATGGATATAAATTTAGTCAAGCTAGAATAAAAAAACAGTCTATTTTGCTTCCAGTAGATTCTGATGGTAATCCTCATTGGCAATTTATGGAAAATTATATTAAACAAGAGCAGAAAATACAAGCGCAGAAAATTATTGATTATTATGAGCAAAAAATGCTTAAAAATGCCTTTGAGTTATTTGATTTTAAAAATGTAGAATGGAAAACATTTAAATTTAATGAAATTTTTCAAAGAATTGAAAGGGGTAAGCGTTTAACAAAAGCAAATCAAATTAAAGGAGATACACCCTATATTTCTTCAACTTCATTAAATAATGGAATAGATAATTTTATACAAAATGATACCAATATAAGAAAATATAAAAATATGCTCAGCGTAGCTAATAGCGGCAGCGTCGGCTCTTGTTTTTATCATCAATATGAATATATAGCAAGCGATCATATTACAAATCTTCAAAGCGATAACGGGGATAAATATATATATTTATTTATGAGTACCGTAATAAGACGTTTAGAAGAAAAATATTCCTTTAATCGTGAAATAAATGATGAGCGTATTAAAAATGAAAAAATATTATTGCCTGCCGATAAAAACGGAAATCCTCATTGGGAATATATGAGAGAATTTATGCAAAAGCTGGAAACTGAAAAAATGAACAAGTTTCTTCCATATATATATATATATATATATATATATATATAGGATTGTTATTAATTTGGAAAAAAATGTTTACAATATTAATGCAAAGCAATGGTATGAGTTTTGGCTTGAAAATTTATGTAAAATTCAATCTGGTACACGTCTAACAAAAAAAGACCAAGTAGGAGGCCGTATACCTTTTATCGGTGCTACAGATTCAAACAATGGTATTACAGAATTTATTTCAAATATAAATAACAGTTTAGATAAAAATGTTCTTGGAGTAAATTATAACGGTAGTGTTGTGTATAATTTCTATCATCCATATAGTTGTGTTTTTTCTGACGATGTTAAACGGATTCATTTTAAAGAAAAATCAATAGGGAATGAATATACTTATCTTTTTTTTAAACAAGCAATATTGCAGCAAAGAAAAAAATATGCTTATGGTTATAAATTTAATGGCGATAGAATGAAGCGGCAAAAAATTTTATTACCGATTTCCAATAAAAAAACTCCTGATTATGAGTTTATGCAAAAATATATCTTGATACAAGAAATAAAAGAGATGTATACAATAGTGAAGTTCTTATATAATAATTTATAATATTTTATAGTCTACTTAATTTAAAGCTAAAATTATTATATTATCTAATCAATACGTTTTTTTAAGCGGCATTATATTATGGCAGATAGTGTAGAACCTAATATTGCAGATGCTCGAAGATAGAGTATATACTGTCTTGCAAAAATATCAAATTTATGATATAATAACTGTTATAAATAATTTTCTAATCTAAAAGAACAACCCTAGCATAGGTTCTTTTGATTATCGGTCGATTTTGAGTAACATCGAGGAGCGATAATATGGTAAAGACGGTAAAGCTGGGGAAGACTACAGAAAACAAGTGCAGTAAAGAAATCATTTTATTTTTAGATTCGCTTTGTCAAAAAAAATTTTACGGAGAAATTACGTTTTATTTTCAAAGCGGTAATATTGAATTCTGCCGGAAGACCGAGCGCTTGTCAAAAACCGATATAGTAAAAAAAATCCAATCGGTATACGGGGGCGGTTAATGGTATCCTGCCCGCATTGTCAAAAACCGATTAAATATATCGTCTCAAAAGACGGTACTATCATAACGGTAGATTCCGCCATAAAAACACTGGTTAATGAACACGGCCGCCTTATTCATGGGTATCAAATTCATGTTTGTTCAAAATCTGATAATGAACAACAAGAGAGTGTAGGTAAATGAAAAAGGCAAACGACACTCCCGATAAACAAAAACATTCTATAAAAAACCGTTCCTCTAAAAAAAATACTGATACTACCGTTTTGCCTGATGATGCAGTACTTAACACGGATAGCCTTGATATAGGAGACGTAAAGCTAACCGAAAAAGAAAAGCGGTTTGTGTTTTGGTACACCTATCCCGGTACGGATGCCTTTCAAGTACAGTCAAGAGCCGCCAAAAGAGCCGGCTATAAGGACTACACTCGAGAAGGCTATCGCCTTCGCACAAAAGAAACGGTTGCAAAAGCAATTAAACATGTTCTTGATTCTACCTTGCGGATAAACCTTGAAGAAGAATTTCATAAAATACTTGAACTTAAAAAGGTAAGAGTTCATTATGACATTGGCGATTATGTAGAAAACGAAGAATTAAAAGACTTAAGCGATTTAACGCCTGAGCAGCGTATGGCCATTGACGGCATAGACTATAAAGGTAATGAAGGTAAAAAAGTCTATGTATTTGCAAACAGGGACAAGGCGATGAATGATATTCTTGCCATACATAAAGCGATAACGGGCGGAGAAGAAGAGAGCGAGGAAGACAATATCGAGTTTACGGCCGAAGTGTTAAAAGAAGGGTTAAGGGTAAGGGCAACAACGACCCGTAAGAAGAAAGAAGCAATTCGGAAAAATGTTGATTTTCTTGATACTGCAAGCGAAGGTTCGGAGGAGCTTTAAATATGATGCTGTATAAAAAATCATACACATTCAAACTGATTATAGCTTCTTGTGCCGATATTAGCCGATATTTTAGGGCTTTTTGAGGGGAGAGTAGTAAATGAATTATAACGATCCTATAAGGTGTGATATAAAACTTTATAAAAAAATAACACAAAATTTACATAAAATGAATATAAAACTTATTTTATTAAATTTGAAATGTAATTTAATGTTAAAAAGTTTTAATGAGGCTGAACATCCAAGAGATGAAAAAGGACGATTTAGTAATAAGGAAACATGTATTATTGAAACACCAGAGGAGCAAAAATTATCAGATAAAGAATTGAAAGTAACTATCTTTAATTATGCCCGTGAACATTTTCAAGGAAAGAAATATCGGAATAAAGATACTAACATTGAAATTCTGGTTTCACGAGATGGCTTAGATAAATGGGCTAGTGTTACTAAAACAAGAGCTCAGACAATATCTATGAAAAAACTGGATATTATGCTTGAAAATGCAGTATCAGTAAGAGAAAAAGCTCCGGATAGAAAGCAGAGAAATGATGTTACAGGCATCCGCTATTTTGATTCAAAAATCACTATCAATAGTATACCATATATAGCACATATTACTGTAAGAGAAACAACCGGTAATCAGAATAAGTATTACCATCACTATTTAGAAACGATAAAGCTGGAAAAATATAAGAGCCGCGCTCAGGATGCGGTGCCCTTTGACGAATCTCCAGACACCCCTTTATTGCGCAGCTCTCAGCCATCCTCAAGGATTCTGCACCCGGCTCAAAATAAACGTGATGCCCTTTTATTGGGTGGCTTTAGCAAAAGTATACCTTGTTTTAATAAGTCTGTCAATAGTTTAAGCAATATGCAAAATTTAAAAAAAGCCCGCAACAATAATATAAGCAATTCTATATTATGGCTTGAAAATTATTTGATACAAAGCGGTAAAAGGGAAGAAAAAAACTATATTAGCGAATTAAGTAAATATTTGGAAAAGGTGCCGGGAGGTAACATAAAGATATGAAAAAACGCCCTGAGCTTTTTACAAAAGAAGAACGCCTCAACTATGCAGATGCGTTTATTAAGGTAGACCAAAAACCTTTGGATTTGGATTTTTGGCAGGAAGATTTTTTGATGGACACAAAGCGACAGGCAATCATCTTAAAATCGAGGCGGACGGGCTTTTCATTTATTACGGCTATGAAAGGCTTGGTTAAAGCTATGGATAAGGGGCGTATTAAGTATGTCAGGCAGTTTGTCAGTTATAACGAAGATGACGCAAAAGAAAAAATCAACTATGTAAAAGAGTTTTATGAGTCTTTACCTAAAAAGGTACGAAAAAAATGTATCTCAGCGACTAAAACATCTATGGAGTTTTTAGATTACGGCGGAAAAACGGTAAGCCGCCTTATCTCTATTGCCTGTAGACCGCCGCGGGGACGGGGCGGCGATATTGTTTTTGATGAAATGGGGATATATCCAGAAAATAAAGCCCGTACTATTTATACGGCAGGATTGCCGGTAACTGCCAGAGGCGGCTGTGTAGAAATCGGAAGCACACCCCTCGGTAAGATTGGTATGTTTTACGATATTTTTACCAAAAAAGATAAGTACAAAACATTCAACCGCTATACTATTCCGTGGTGGTTTACCGGCGCAATCTGCAAAAATGTCGCCGAAGCGGTTATTAAAGCTCCAGAGATGACAACGGAAGAGCGGGTTAAAAAATACGGGGAAGAAATTATCGTAAATCTTTTTGATTCGATGTTGCTGGAAGATTTTCAGCAAGAATTTGAATGTACTTTTGTAGATTCTGCTTTGAGTTTTATAACCCTTGATGTAATCTATGCCAACACTCCGGGAATGAGGGAAGAAGACAAAAAAACAGCTTTGATAGGCGGCGATATAGAAAACGACAAGGAGGTTGAAGAAGAGGAAGACATAGAAATAAAAGTGTTTCGCGATGCAGATTCTCTTTTACTTGGATACAATCCTGAAAAACATGGTCGTCTTTTTGCAGGATACGATGTCGCCCGAAAGCGGGATGCTGCGGTTATTTTTGTCATTGGTGTACTGGATAACGGTAAAAAGGTTTCCGTTGCTGAAATTGAGATGCGGAATAAGAGCTTTGAGTATCAACGTGAACAGCTCCGTAAAATATTGCGGCGGTTACCTGTGGTGCGTGTTTGCATAGATAGAACGGGGCAGGGAGAAGATACAACCGAAACGTTACAAAACGAATTCGGTACTGCAAAAATAGAGGGGATAGTTTTTAATTCGGCCTCAAAAGAAGAACTGGCAATCGGTGTAAGAGATGGACTTGAAAAAAGAGAGTTTCTCTTACAAAACGATTCAAAATTTCATCGACAAATTCACTCGATAAAACGGGAGCCGACATCGGGCGGTTCATTCCGCTATGATTCTTCCAGAGATGAACAAGGTCATGCCGATAGCTTTTGGGCGTGGGCTTTGGCAAACTATGCCGTAACGGGAAGACGGAGCGAAAAAGAGGGCTTTTATCAACAATTAAAAAAGAAAAAAGAAGCTGTAAAAAAAGGAATAATCGAACATGTTGATAAAAGTAATGAGTCTGCCATCCGAAAAAGAGGTAAAACTTACGCCCAACTTATGAGAGAGTGGGATAAAAAGCAAGGGGGGCGTTCGTGAAAGAAGGATTTTTTTACAAAGCATTTACGGAAGCTGAACACCCGCGCGATGAAAATGGCAGGTTTACCGAGAAAGGAAAAGATGTCAATACCAGAGAAATAAAATATGACAGAGATTATGTTTTAACTCGTACAGGCAGTAAAGATTTTGGAGAAATATCGCCTGATATTGCAAAACGGATAAAACGGCAAGCCGGTAAAATTAGGCTTCGTATTGGAAAAGAAGTAGTCGGAGAAAAGGATAATTACGGACAAGAACATATTGCACGTTCAGGGAGAATGGAGCAACTGAAAAATAATGGGTATTTGAATGTTAGAGATTTTGTAGAAGATATTGCCGGAAATTTTTCAGCCATTTATCAGGGAACAGGGAATTCACTTATTTTATATAAAAAAGATAGGGCCGGAGCCTCAATATTTATACAATTAGAACATACCGATGATGATTTTTATGATGTAAAAACAGGTATGATTACACGAGAATCGTATATTAAAAATAAAAAGCTGCTTTGGTCAAAAACCGAAAGCAGCTTAAAAAAAGAACCGTCGGAGGTGCGGACTCCGCATACTAAACAGTACCCCTCTGCACATTCTTCAGGCAGTTCTAACGATATTATTATACCACAATCAGATGAAAAGTCAAGTATAAATAAGGATTTTTTTTACAAGGCATTTACAGAGGCTGAGCATCCGCGTGATGAAAAAGGGAGATTTACCGATAAGGGGGAGGCTCCTAAAAAATGGTATGAAAAGCCTCCTGCAACAAAAGAAGAAATAATTGAGTTTGCAACACGGGCTTTAGACAAAAATGTAAATGAACGGCTTTTTATCGGATACATAAATAAAGAAACTCAAAAACGTATAAAAGAAATTACCGGCTTAGAAGCAAAAACAATTATTCTTGACAGCAATTCTGTCAGACATGCACTTAATAAAGAAACACATAATATAACTATTGAAGACTTACAATACATGAAAGAAGTCATCGATACTTTTTCAAGTATCAAATTATCTGATAGGAAACACTACCATAATTCGGTTATTGAATTTCAAAAAGATATTGACGGTGAAATTACTTTTGTTGAAGAATTGAGGGCTAATAGGGGACAACTTGAATTAGTAACATGCTATCGAAAAAAGAAAAAGTCCTCTGCCGGTGATTCAATGCTGCGCAAAAATACGCCCCCTGAAACTTTCGTCCGAAACGGTTCCGGCAGTAGGACATTTCCACCCGTCAACGCTTCAATGCTGCGTAAAAATACGCCCCCTGAAACTAACGCCCAAAAACGTAATGACGTTCAGGATACTACTATTATATCACAATCAGATGAAAAGTCAAGCATAAATAAGGAATTACAAAAAACATTAAATAAACTTAATGAGGTGTTTTTACCTCGAATAAAAATTATGGAGGCTTATATGGGAAAGAAAAATAGACTTAATACCATAACCGTATCAGAGGTGTTAAAGAGTGCCGATGTGCAAGGTGTATTTGATTTTGAACAAAGCCATGTAGCAAAGGCTTTAGTTCCTGCTCAAGGCAGGAATATTCAAATGAACGAAGGGGACATTGATATAGAAAAACTTTTAAAAAAACGGGCGATACGGTTAAAACAGGAATCGGCATTTTCATCGGGAAGACTCGGTTACTCTGCTGAGAGTATGGCTCGCAGAAGCGGTCTTAAATCAATCTTTTATGACCCACTGCTTCTTGATTCTCATCAATGGGGAGACGTCCATACTATCTCTCCGTATTATGGACGTACTATTTCATATAGGATTTTGCGCCGTGTAGCCGAAAAAGCGTGGATATTGAACTTGTGTGTTTCCAACATTATTAAGAAGATTCGCCCCTTTTTAAAACCGGTAACCGAAGAAAACACACGAGGTTTTCGTCTTAAAAAGAAAGCGGTCATCGGTGAAAAAAGTTCTATGAGCGAAGCGGAAAGGAGAGTAGTACAAGAACTTGAACACTTCATGCTGCACACCGGCGATATTGAGGATAGTCAGAGAGAAGATGACTTAGATAAGTATGTTTCAAAAATCATACGGGACGTATGTCAGCTTGACCAAATAGCGGTCGAGCTTCAGCGGACACGGGGCGGTGAGCTATGTGCATTTTGGGCGGTAGACCCCGCAACGGTAGAGGTTGCCCTGCCGTTAAGTGAGGAAGCAACCGGTATAAAATACGTGCAGGTTATTAACAATGTTCCTTACGCTTATTATACACGGGACAGCTTTATTTTTGATTGCATGAACCCCCGTACCGACATTGAGCGATCGGGCTACGGTTATTCAGTCGTTGAACAGGCAATAGACCTTATTACCAGCTCTATCAATACCTTTATGTATAATGCAGGGTTCTTCACGGAAAACAAATTACCGCGCGGTCTTCTCCTTTTGAACGGCGATGCGGACATGGACGAGATAGAGGACATAGAAGACTATATCGTTAATCTCATGTCCGGCCCGCCGACTTCACAATGGCGTATTCCCATTATTCCTGCCGGTAAATCTGCTTCTTCAGATGCAGGCAGGCGGTTTGAATGGGTGAGCTTGCAGGGAACAAATAAAGAGATGGAGTTTCAAAGCTGGTTTGACTTGCAGCTTTCAGGTATTGTCGGCATTTTCGGCTTCAGTATGGAAGATTTAGGCTTGCATAGTCAAAAATCGGCCCCGCTTATCGGTAATGATGTCAGCCCAAAGATGGAATCGAGTAAAAGTCTTATTTTGGGAGATATGCTTACCTTCTTGCAAAAGCATTTTAATACGATTTTACAGTATAAAAATGCTGATTATGTATTTGAGTTTGTCGGCTATGAGCGAAGCGATCCACGTCTAAGCCTCGACATTGATAAGGAAGAAGTCTCCGGTTATAAAAGCCTGAATGAAAAACGTATTGAAAAGGGGCAAAAACCGCTTGATTTTACCAAAATTACCAATCCTGCCGATTTACCGATGAATCCGCAAGTAATACAGGCATGGCAGGCAGTACAACAAGGCAGTACATCAAGCGGTGTGGTTGATGATGAAGAAGGTACTGATGATAATGCCTTCGATAAAAATCAGGATGAGGAAAGTGTAGATTTTGAAGAGGGTCAAGAGCCGGAAGAAAGTGAGGATGGTAAAACAGAAACAAGTAAAGAGAAAAATGCAGATAGGAGACTTGAATGGGATTCTCTTTCAAAATCGATAAATCAGGCTGTGAAAATTGTGATATAGGCAATTCTAATGCTTAATGGGTAATTGGTAATGAGGAATTAAAAAAGGAGTAAATTATGATTGAAACAAAGAGAACAACAAAGGAATTAGCGGATATGCTAGGGGTTGATATTAAAACAATTCAAAGAGCTGTTATTTCGCTCGGCATGAATGTCGAACGAAAAGGGAAAAGCCACACAATGACTTTCAACGAAACTCAAGCAACTGCAATTAAAATTGAGTTACAAAATCATTCACATGAAGTTAAAAACCAAGAAAGGAGCGAAAATATGAACTTGTGTGAAAAAAATGCAACTCTTCACGTTCATACAGAGTTGAGAAATAAAGATAAGGAACAAAATATAATGACCCCTAATGAAATTGCTAATATCTTAGGCGTTAGTTACAGGTTAGTCGTTAAACGGATAAATGAGATTTTCCCTAATAAAATGAAGCATGGAAAAACTACATATTTAAATGAGGTGGAAGTAACAGCAATTAAAAAGAGAATTGAACAAAATGCCCATTTAGCAACCTACGACAATCAGCGTAGGTTAGCCGATATGCCTAAAACTAATTTAGAAAAGCAACTTTTAATTAGACAAGCAATGCAGATACAAAATGAGATGATTGCAGAACTTGAAGCAGAAAATGAAAAATTAAAAGCTGAAGCAGAGATACAAAAACCGAAGGTAGAATACTTTGATACCCTGATAAGTCGAGGAAACGCTACCAATATCCGCAATACCGCAAAAGAGTTAAAAATACCGGAAAGGCAATTTATTAAAATATTGCAGCTTGACGGCTTTTTATATAGAGATAAGCATAATCAATTATTCCCTTATTCAGAGTACGTGCAAAAAGGCTATTTTGAGGTTAAAGAATGGCAGCAGGGAGAAAAAACAGGCACACAGACACTGATTACCGTTGAAGGTAAGCAGTTTTTTATAAACAAATACAAACAAGTGCAATCGGCATAAGGAGGCGGATATGTTAAAAGAGGTTTTAAGTGAAATAGTAAATGGTTTTATCGGAGATATAAAAGCTGTATATCCTTTGTGGGGCAAAAAAAAGTTGAGCTACGAGGATTACTTGGTTATTACCACAGTAAACGAAAAACCGTGTTTTAAAAGAGTTTTAGGGTCATATTTTGCTTGTGGTAAAGGAATAGGATATATGTGTTTTCTTGCCTTAGAGTTTGTGTTTGCTGCAATATTCACAATTATATACACGAGTTTTACAATAACTTTTTTTTGTATTACAATACCTTTTAACCAAATTATTTATGCTTATTGGTATAAAAAAGCTATGAAACAGAAAGAGCGTATTTTAAGAGAAGCTAAAGAAGAGGCGGTTTAATATGAAAAAAGTTTTACCGAGAGGCCGAAAGAGTAAGGATATAACAAATGAAAATGTAAGTAAGATTGTAAATCTCTTAAAAGCTCATCCCGCAGGGCTTACCGGAGATGAAATTAGGGAAACGCTTAAAATCAGTAGTGATAGTATGCAGCGAGCTTTAATGGTTGCCATAGATGAACCTATTGCCTGCGATATGGATATTGAAGATAGGTATTATTGGGTCGGGTTATAAAACACGGTTCAGCGTGATTACCGTGCTTGTGCTGATTGGGTGGATGATAATTAAATATGGCGAAACAAAAAATATGGGAGAATTTAAAAATGAGCTTTTACAAACAGCATAAATACAAAGTAGCAAGTAAGGATAGACGAACGGCGGACGGTATTGTTTTTGCAAGCCGTTCGGAAATGAAGCGATATCAAGAGTTAAAAATGCTTGAAAAAGCAGGTGTAATATCCGATTTGGAGTTACAGCCGAAATTCCTCCTTGTTCCTGCAACCGAAAAAGGTGGGAAGGCAGTTCATTATGTAGCAGATTTTGCATACATAAAAGACGGTCAGAAAATCTATGAAGATGTTAAAGGTGTACAGACGGAAGTATACAAGTTGAAAAAAAAGCTTTTACTTTGGCAATACCCCGACATTTACTTTTATGAGAATAAGGTGTGATCTATGGAACTTAAAATTACAAACATAACCGAAGAAAACAAAAAAGAAAAACTCACAGCGGCAGCCCTTGTGCTTGCCTATACGCTCAATATACCGCTTGAATTAAACGGTGTTATACTGGAAAAGGATGAGTTATTGGAAAAAGCCTATAAATACATCAGGCGGTGGAAAAAAGGTGAAAAATGGTATTATGCTTATCCTCATATCGATACAGATACAAGCGGTAAACAACGGGTAGATAAAAAATATGAAATTGCAGCATCTGCAGAATTGATTGATTATATAAAACCTATTGAACCTACGGAAGATAATATAAAAAAAGAATTTACAAAATTAAGACAGTTATCGAAAGAGGGTAAACTGCGTGTAAAAGCCTATGGTAATTTTCCTGTAATAATAAATAAGATGAGTGAAGATCATCTAAAGATGACAAAAAGACATAATAGGCAAAAAAACGCAATAGATGAACGGGCTAGTCTTTTACCTTTTGTTTCTGAAATATTGAACAACACCGGTAAACTCGGTGAAATTTCAAGGCGCAAGGGTGCGGTTACTTATGGTGTAGTCGGGCGTGTTAAAATTGGGAATGAGATAAAGGTAATCGAAATATCACTTGCTTATAATAAACAAGCAAAATTATTTTTCTTATCCGGTTATGAAATAAAAAAAGTCGGGAGCTTAAGGGCTATCATGGGGAAAAAATCCCTAGGTCAATATGCTCCTGCTTATTATAGACCTACAGGTAACTTAAAGACCGTCATAGGAAAAGAATCCCTAAACCAGTTCGTCCCGACCGGTCTAAAAAAAGCTGTTTCTAATATGCTTCACAGAAACAGCCTCATAGATTCTCATACTTCAAACGGCGGGGTGGACATCAACTCTTTACAGAGGCACCGCTCACATAGAAATAATGAAGCAATTTCTAGCTACTTCCAGCCGTTATTACCCAATGAAGCAAGAGTGAATAATTCACATCCAACTAATACTATTCTACCACAATCAACACAAAAAAACAAGTCATATCCCGATATTATTTTAGATATACAAAATATCACTGAAGCTAATAAGTATGACAAATTTACGAAAGCGTTAAAAGCGGCCGCAAAACAGCTTAATACTCCTATCGGTGTTTTGGACTTGGAAAAGACAGGGGAAAAACACCTATATCCGATAAAACAGGAACTATCCGATTATTGGGCTTCTTTTTATACGAATATACTTGATGAGCTTTATATCAGCCTTACGGAGATTTTAGAGCTTCCGGCGGTATCTATTGAAACAATGCAAAAATCGCTTATATCAGCACAAGCGATAAAAAAATTGTTCAGTAAATTTAAGCTCAAATACAAGGGTAGCATTATCTATAATCCTGAAACGGGGGAGCCTTTTTTAAGGAAAGATTTTGATAAACTTGTTAGGGCTATTGAAGATATTCTCAATCTGAATACAAAAGAAGCCGCTAAAAGAATAACACTTGATTCTGTAACGGTTTCAAAGCTCTTAAAACGACTGGCTTCTTTTCAAACTACCGAACAGCTAAAAAGCCATACGCTGGATAATCTTAAATACAAGAATAAGAGTTTTGAATGGATACGGGAAGAGTATAAGAACTTAAATACTGTTTTAGGCGAGCCTTTAAGTCTTAAAGAAAAGGCCCGCTATCAGGTGTGCGAAGATAAAGCAGCACAACTTATCACACGAGTAAATGATGATATACGCAATGGCATAAAAGAGGTATTACTTGACGGAATTTCCGAAAGAAAGTCTAAAGCGCAAGTATCTCAAGACCTTTTTAATAAATTCGGTTCATTGAATAGGAATTGGAAACGGATTGCCGATACGGAAATAGTCAACACCTCAAACCTTGCAAGCGTTTTAGAAGAGGTTCATTCAGCTGCTCAAGGTGAAAAGGTTTATTTTAAGCGGTACGAAATGGCAAATGCCTGCGATAAATGTAAAAAAATAGACGGCGTTATCGCTCTATGGTCTGATAAGCCTTTAGAAGATGATAAAATCAAGGACGAGTTTGCAAGTGTTGCTATTTGGGAGGGAAAAGCACCGGACAGTAAAAGTAATACCTTGGTAGTCGGGGCTTTGCACCCTCATTGTCGAGGTTTTTGGGAACGTTGGGGGGCTGAAGAATTCAACGCTCAAACTGCCATGTTAAATGGAAGAGAGAAAGAATGGAATGAGGCGGTAAAAAAAGCTCAAGAAGAATACAAAACACGAGGTATCGAAAATCCGCATGACGGTACAAAGGGATATAAGGACAGGATTAGGGAGATATATAAAACTTTGTGATAGTTCATTTTTTTATGTAAATATTTAAGGAATTATCGGAAGAGGTAGTTGCGGAGCTGACATCCCCCAGTGAATCCCACGTGAATTTTCAAATAATTTAACAAAACCGCTTTTTTCCAAAAAAAATTTATATTGATTGTGCAGGCTTAATAATAAATCGGCAAGACCTTTAATATCCTCAGCTTTTTTTATTTTTAGACCTTTTTCTATGGCTGTATCTCTATCAATACTTCTGCCATGTGTTTTATGTATGGCATAATCAATAAAGAATTTGACAATACTATCTATTTTTTCTTTTTCCTCGCCTTTCTCAGTTTTAAACATATAATTTTCAAGATATTGTTGAGCAAGTTCTTTTGATAAGTCTTGTGCATTTTTACATAGTTCAAGTAACGGAAGATCATATTTTGCGATTAAAGGCATATAGGCGGCAATACTTGCAGCTCCATCTTTCTTTAACTTTTCTTCAAGTTCATTAAAGGAATTCAATATAGCATAAGCAGGAATGCCATTTATTTGCGGATCAATAGGGCCAAGAGTCCCTTGATTAAGCATAACAATATTATCACCTGAGAAACACATCATTGTTGCAGCACTGTAAGCATTACCGGCAATATAAAAATCAACAGTCTTAAATTTTGCTCTAATTAGCTTTATAATACGTTCAGCAGCTGAAGGAGAGCCTCCATTACTTATAAGAAAGACGCCTAATTTTTCTCCTGTAATATTATAAATTAAATCGTTAAATCCGGTGATATCATCTTCCTCTATTGAGGAATTAGGCATATTTGAGCTTGTTGTATAACATATCAGCGGAGTTTCTATCTTTTTTTCTATTTCCTTTATGGTTTGTTCTCTAAGAGTAAAAGGATCAAGAGGGTTAACAGAAAAAGAATCGGATATTTCTTGATATGTTATTGGAAAACTAGACATGTAATGCCCCTGCTGTTGAGACTTTGATTTTGTTCATCGAAATATTTGCAGAATTTGCCATAATTTGCTTATGCTGAGGTCGAATTCCCATAGTTTGCAAGTAAATAAGATAAGCATCTTGAACCGCCTTATACGTATCTAAAGCCTCTTTGACTTCGGGCATTGATCTAACATCATAGATTTTCATATCTTACTCCTTATTAGGATTATACACTATAATTCAATATTAGAAAAGTACCTATATAAATATTTGAATAAAATTGTTTAACTAACTTGTATAAGTATCGGTTTTTAGCTATAATAAGGTTAGTTAGGATTTTAAAATCCGAATGTTCTTTTGAAAATTGAGCTGCCGCTTAAACGGCAGGAGAAAGCGGCGCTTTGAAAAGAAGGCTGTAATATTATTCTTTAAACCTTTTTAAGGGAAATTGATTCCCTATAAGGTTTAGACGGGCGAGGTTCGCCCTGATGAGTAGTATTACAGCCTTTTTTTATGCCGTAAGAGTTTTGGGAGGTTATTTTATGGAAAATTTAGACAAAATACCGATATTCGGCTGGATAGCTATTTTAATAATCGGAGTTATATTGATTCCTTTGCTTTTTATTTTACTCTTGAAAAAAGGCGGGAAGATGTCAATTTTAGGCCAAACGATAGAAGTATCTGAGGGCGGAAAGATTCAAACTATAGACAGTATCGGGTTAATGTATTTAATGAAAGATAATTGTGAAAAAATTGAACTTTTACGGAAGGAGCGAATTGAGGATATACTGCCCGACTTATCTTATCTTTTAAGCGATATAAGCGTATTGGCCTGTTGTATGTATAGGGCTGAATCAATTCTGAATAAGCGGCTTTATAAAAACGGCTTTGAAGATTTAACGGTTGATTCCGTGAACATTTATATAAGGCAGCTCGCCGAAGAGTTATTTATAAGGTTAAATAAAGAGATTATGAGGTCAAAAGCTTGTACGACAAGGCCCCTGAATGAAGTAAAAAAAGAAAAGATTTTTTTTATTGCTCAAGACTTTACAAAAAGAGTTGCAAAAATTTATTTACTTGAAGTTAAAAGCAAGGCTGATATGTATTTAAACTATAAGCCTCTTTTTGAAAAAATCGGCGACAAGATAAGGGCTGATTTTTGCCGTGAAAAAATGGAAAAAAAATTAAGACAGGCCGAAAATTTGCGGGCTGTGTTAGAAAAGCTAACAAAGAGGACTATTTAATTTTTAGGAGGGAAATATGGTTTTAGACGAATTCGTAAAAAAATACGAAGGTAAAAAAGTTGACTATGACGGGCGATATGGAGCGCAGTGCGTAGACCTATTTAGACAATATTGCAAAGATGTATTGAACATACCGCATACGGGCGGGGTTACAGGGGCGGAGGAGCTTTTTACCAAGTATGAAAAGCTGCCGCTTGAGCAAAAGTATTTTAACAGAATAGTTTATGCCGGCGGGACGCCTGAACCTGGCGATGTTGTTATTTTTAAATCTACGGAAAACAATAAGTTCGGGCACGTTGCTATTGTGATTGCGGCAAGTGATACGGAGATTACCGTTTTTGAGCAGGATGGGTTTAATCAGGACGGTGCAAAGATTATCCGCCGGAGTTATAAGACAGTGCTGGGATTTTTGCGATCAAAAAAATAGGAGTTTCAAAATTGAATGAAAAGAAATTTTTTATTTTTATTATTTGTATTCTTTTGCTTTTTAGCGGCTGCCGGACAGCAAGCGGAATACATGATGACAGAATCGGAGCTCACGGAATTAGAGACTCTCTTGGGGAAGTGGGAGAGCATCAAACAGATGCAATCATCTCAAATACGGAACTTGGAAGCAGAATTAAACGAGGCTTTGAAATATCAAGAGAGCTTAACAGAACAGTTGACACAAGCGAGAATATTTTTAAGGAAATCAGAGAAATCATTAGAAGAATACGAAAAAGAAAGTATGGAGAAAATAGCGGAAAAACAAAAGGAGATTGAGGGGAAAAAAGAAGAAATTGCAGGGTTAAAGATTAAAAATTATAGGCTAAAACTAACCCTTACTATTATATCTTCTATTATGGCTCTTTTGATTTTAAGCAGTATTGGACTTTTTATTTTGAAAATGAAATTAAAATTTTTATAACTTTTGGAGGTTTATATGAAAAACAAGTTTATGTTTTTTGTAATTATCGGGTTGATAATACTTTCAGTATTTATCATCAATTACGGACAAACAACTTTATTAGACTGCATCGGAGTAGTCATCGGCTTAGCGGGGGGAGCATTGGCGGTGTTTGACACTGTCAAATATAAGAGGCGTAAGATTGCACTTGTACCGCTATGGATTGGAATTGTAATTTTAATAATTACAGGGTTTATACAATTTAAAGGTGTTATTATTCTTGCAGCTTTCGGGGTTGCAGGCCTCGGATTGTATATTTATTTTAGGTTGAAAGAAAAATAAAGTGTTAATGAAAAGGGGCCGTTTTATTTTAAACAGTCCCGTATTTAAAAGGTGTTATTATGCAAATAACTGTAAGTAAAGAAGCCGGATTTAGGATGTTAAAATCCATCAACGGATTTTTACAAGCTGATAGTGCCGATGAGTTTTTTATACAAAAAGCTATCGGTCATAAATATTTAAGGAAAATACCTAAAAAAAGCGGTAAAGGTTATTGGTATATTTATGCTGAAACCTTTAAAAGACCTTTACAGTTTTTGCAGCAAGTTTTTAATATCTCGAAAGAGAGAATCAATAAAGAATTTGAAGAAAATAATATTGAAAAAGAATATGGAGTTGATAAACAAACTTATTCCGCTCATGTTCTTGAATATCTTACAAACAAGTTAAAATGGGACAATCTTTTTTTTAAAAGCGAAAAAAGGGAGCAGTACAAGAAAGCCGTTAATACCAAAAAGGTAAAAACTACACAAAATGAAAATACAGGTAAGAAGAAAGATACAGCCGACAAGGATAGCGGCGATAAGATTGTCGTTAATCGAACCCTTATGTATAAGGTTTGGAGACTTTACAATAAGAAATCAGAAGGTTCAGGCGGAGAACCTCCTGATGACGGCTATCCTGAAAAAAATTATCCCGAATATAAGGGTAAAGGACAAGAAGCTGTAAACTTTATCGTGAAGCAAAAAGGCGGACAGGTAAAAGGAGCTTTTAACCGCCCTGAAATAGGAGATATTGATGTTGTTTGGGGCAAGATTACTGATAAAGAAAAACATACAGGCTACGGGCTTTCTCATATTATCGATAAGCACGGTATGGATGCTGTAAATAAAATCGGCGAGATTATTAAAAATGGAGAAGTCTATAGAGACAAAAGAAATAGATTATGTATTAAAAATAATAATACTGAAATCGCATTAAAAGAAGATTGGTTTGGTAACAAAAAAAATTGGATTGTAACTTCTTATAAAATAGAGGAAAGAGCTAAGACGATCACCTCTAGTTCTAATTATACAGGGGAGACTCTCCCTGAAACCTCTACTATAAGTGTACCACAATTAGAGAAAAAAAACAATAGTCTTTCCGAGGCAATGAAAGGCAATCAAAATGCAAAAAAAGAGTTCAGTAAAACCGAAAAAGAGCGCAAAGTAAAAAATGAAAAGCGCAAAACGGCAGGACTTCCTCAAACAGAACTTTTTGAAAGAGAAAGTGCCATTAAAGACTCAACATGGGACCCGAATAGTGAAGAATACCGCTATAAAGATACCGGCTATATTGCAGGCAGCCGGAAAGAATTAGCTCAAAATTACATAAAGCGAATGGCTAAAGAAAAACAACAAGTAATGGAGCACTCTATTGATTGGGAAGGCCTTGAAGAAAATCCTCGTCTTGCCAAAAAGCTTATTACAAAGTCAAATATTTTCGGGACAGTTGATTGGGATAGTCTTAAAAATAACGGAATGGAAGGCGGAGCAGCCTTTTTAATTGACCGGATATATACATCGGTAGCCGCTAGCCCTGATGATAATCCTGAAAGTCGGCGAAACTATATAATTGCCGTAAACGGTTTACGTGATAGATTTGAAACCTGTAAAACCGTACAAGATATTTCTAAAACACTTGAGGAAATACGAGATGAAATGGACGGCTGTATGCTTTCAGCAGAAAAACAGCCTGAATATACTGCACTTGCAGAACAGCTGAACGCATTATGGCCGGCAAAAGACAATTTTAAACAAATAGACGCAATCTTTGATAAGATGGTACAAATAAAAGAGCGGGCGCGGGAAGCTGCTTTTTTAAACCCATTATATAAAGCATGGAGTTCACTCGGTGAAAAGTTTATACACATTGCAAAAAGGCGCAGTGATAGTTTTTTTGTACATTATGCGAATGCAAAGCGAGGATTGTATGATAATTGGCAATGGGTAGATAAAGAAAAGAAAGTAAGAGAAAAAACAAATCAACAGCAAGAAAAATTTGACTTATTGGTTGCCTCAAAGTTTACAAGAAAAGGCGGACGAAATGTAAAAGCCGCTTCTACTTTAGAATTAAAAAAGATGTTTAACTTACGTGATATTCAATCAGGAAATTGGGTATTAAAAGACCCTACAAGTGCAAAATTCCATGTAGACCATGCTTGCGAAGGGTTTGCAGATTTGGCCGATATTACCGGTATCCCCGATTCGCTTATATCACTGAACGGCCGTCTTGCGCTTGCAATAGGAGCACGGGGTAAAGGGGGATTAAAAACAGCCGCTGCACACTATGAACCGATAGAGCGTGTTATAAATATTACTAAGATGAAAGGAGGTGGTTCTCTGGCACATGAATGGTTCCATGCCTTTGATAATCTTATAAGTGAAGCTATGCAGGGCGGAAATGTCAATAAGTTTCTTACAAATCCTTATAAGGATATGAGTAAGAAAAAGGCCGATTTACTTAAAGAATACATGGAAATTAAAAATAGCAGCACTATACGTCAATCGGCAAAAGAGCTTAGCCTTTTTGTTCTCAAACGGAAGTTAGATAAAGAAGGTATAAAGTTGCCGGAAGAAGGAAGCGGTGAAGATTATATGCTCAAAATTCACGCTGCTTTTGATAAGCTGGTTTCTTCAATGATGGAAGGTAATGAGCCTATAGTACACAATGTTTTTTATTCTGCTGATGATTATCGTCTTGCACAATACAATCTTAAAGAGCCAAAAGGCGATTTTGCAAAAAAAATAAAAAATGCAGGTTCTCTTGAAAAAGCCGTTGAAATTATCAATCAGCGTTTCGGAGGTGCTACCGATAAAAAAATAATTAAGAATAAATCCGACTGGATAAGAATTACGGTTGCCTATTATGACGGTAAAGAAAAAGGCGGTTATGCTCAGGTTGATAGCGGGAATCGTTCATCATCGTTTTATAAAGCAGCAAAAAGCCTTGATGGGAGCGGTAAGACATATTGGTCTGCTCCGCATGAAATGGCTGCCCGTGCTTTTTCCGCATATATTGATGATTCACTAAGGGCACAAGGGCGGTTTAATGATTATTTAGCCTTTGCGACAACAAATGACTTTTATAAAAACCCGCTCTTTGAAAATGTCTCTCCTTATCCTGAAGGAGAAGAAAGGGAAAGAATAAATACTGCATTTAAGGAACTTTTTGATGTCGTTAAAACTACCGGAGCCATCAGAAAGGCTTTACAGTTTAAACCTGTAAAAGGTGTTAAGTATGTTTTACTTGTAAAAAATAAGGAAGTAAGATTATGGCACAAGGTTTAGGTAAGAACTCTCCAATTACCTTATCACTTGGTAAAGAAAGTTATGAGGCAATGATTGAAAGGCACGGGCAGTATGTACGCTGGAAGCAAGCTAAAAAATGTCCGTGTGTAACCGACAATAATCAACCCGATATTCATTGCAAAAAATGCGGCGGTTCGGGTGAGTTCTATGATTATCAAACAACGATAACCGGTACGATTCGCCTTTCGGTTATGGACGGTATTATCGAGTTAAGGGAAGCAGAAAAAGAGTATACAATAGAAAAGATTTATAACTATGCAGGCGTATCGTTCCGTTTTAAACAGGAAGGAGGCTTTATTCAAATAAGCGACCATGAACACGTCCTTTCACAAGGTGAGCAAGTTGACCTTGTATTTCGCGCAAGCCTTGTTTCAACCTTAAAACAGGCAACACTTACCCGTATTTGCAATGGGTTTTATGAGCTGAAAGATTTAACGGCAGCTTCTTCAAAAATACAAGGGGTACACTATAGCGCGCCGTGCGATATTATCGGTATACAAACGCTTAGTACCTATACCGGAGAGGCGCTTGCCGTAAAGCAGTATTATAAAAACTGTCTGGAATTGGCAACGCCGTGTGATGCTCCTCTTATTTTTGCGCAAGAAATTAGCTACATCAAACCGGTTAAGTTTATTATTTTATCACAAAACTTGAGTAAGGAACTGTTGTATCTTGTACAAAAACACAACGGAGATGCGGTATGCACCTTTCCGTATATGTATGACGTTGCGGAAGGGGACATAATTACCGTATTGTCTGGGGCGGTAACAAACAAGATGGTGATAAAACGCAGTGGGCAAGACTGTGATGACCATATCCCCGATTTTTTTGTTGAAAGCATTTGTAATATTGAAACGGCGAGAGAGAAATTCATAGCGGGAGAAGATTTTATCCTTGCAGGTACTAACCGTATTCATTGGGGCGGAAAGAAAAAGCCGACAGCAGGGGAAAATATGTCAGTTACGTTCCGCTACCATCCGACGTACAGAGTGGCCCAAGCTATTGCAGGACTGCGCACCAGTGAAGATCAGCGTATTCCGCGTAAAGTTGTTTTAAAACTCTTTTCAAGTTATCAAGAAAAAAGAGGTGTCCACTTTAATTTATAGGAAGTTATGTAAATGACTGTATTTATCAAAAGCACGCCTGAAGGAAAGAAGCTCATATTTAATGCGATAAAGGCGAAAATCATAAAGCACTTAGAGGAACTTGAGGCGGAAGAAAGCGGCGAGCTTAAAAAGACTTTTAGCGAACTGAAAGGACTGCTGCTGAAAGGCGGCAAGGGCTTACCCGTCGGTACGGTGCGTGAGTGGAAGGGCAAGAAGTTTATTAAAGTTGGTCCCGGCAAATGGAAGCCGAAGTATGAAAGCGAAACGAGAGGGGCGAAGCTCGCTATTTCAGCTTTAAAGAAGAAGATAGAGCTTTGCGAAGATGAAAGGGAGATGATGGCTCTGGTGCTCGAAAACCGAGACCGTTTTAGCGATAAAAACGGCTATCCCTTACCCTTTGTTCAGCAGTTAAGCGAGTTTATCAGCCAAACGCAAGAGAAAAGAGCGGGAAGTTCCGGCAAGGAAAAATCCGCAACTGCAGGCGGCGGAGATGACGGAGGCAATAATAAAGAAAACAGAAACAATATACTGCGCTCGGAGTTAAAGATCGCATTAAAGCCATTCATAAATAAAGATATTGAAAATAACGCAACCAAAATAATTGCCCGTATTAGCAGTGAAGGAACGAATAAGATGGGGAGCAGTAAGGCAATAAATAAATCGAAAAAAAATGGTTTTACTGTTGATGAACATTTCGAGGTTGCGAAGCAAATAATCGAGTTATATAAAAAAGCTCAATTAGTCCATACAGGACAAGATGAAAAAATAACAGACAATCCCAATATTCTTTCTATAAAGCGATTTGTTGCAGAAACGCAATTGAATAGCGGCAAACAAGCAGATGCATTAATTACGGTCAAAGAAAGTAAAGAAGCCGGACACAGGATATATTCTATTGAACTTGATGAAATAAAAACAGCCTCCACAAGGTGGCAGGCTGATACCAGCGGAACCCCGCCCAATCAAGGAACGGCAACCACGGAGGCTACACCTACTGTACCACAATCAGCGAAAAAAGTAAAGAGCGGTATTGAAAAAATCAAAGCGCAGTACACCGCAAAACGGCAGATAACCGGTGATGAAGATGAAATCTATGTCGGCGATAAAACGTTTACCGGCACGTGGAAGCTGGTAGAAGCTGAGGCTCCTTCAGCAAGCCATGATGAAAAGACTTTTAGAAAAACGGAAGGGTTCCCTGAAAATAAAGACGGTTCTACTATCAATGACCGTGATTATGAAAATGATAAAGCTGCCCAGCTTGCTGTTCTTAATGTTGCCGGAAACTATGACGGAAGGGCTTTATCGTTTGATACACCGGTAGTGGTAACAGCCGATGGTGTTGTAATTTCCGGTAATAACCGTACAATGAGCAGTAAACTTGCAGCCGAAAAAGGCACGGATAAAGCCTATATTGAAGCTCTAAAAAAAAGAGCTAAAAAGTTCGGCTTTAGTCAAAAAGATTTAGAAGGTTTTAAGCATCCTAGGGTTGTTTTTGAGATAGAAAATGACGGGGCATATTCTACAGACCAATTCGCTCAATTTAATGTAAGTGAAACAAAGACTATGAATCCTATTGAGCAAGCCGTTAAAGTTTCTAAAATAATCAAAGCAGAAACCGTCAAAGAAGCCGCAGCGATTATCGGCGATTTTGAAACAATGGGAGAATTATATGCCGATTCTAAGGCTGTAAGCGGTATGTTCGATACATTTGAAAAATCGGGTATTATCAACCAATTTACACGCCCTCAGTATGAAAATGAAGGGGTAATTACAGGAGCCGGTAAAGAGTTTGTAGAAACCGTTTTAATCGGTTCGGTTGTAAACGAAAAAAATATCAGAGGCCTAACCAGAGAAGGCTGTAAGAATATAAGGCGAAAACTGGTAAGGGCTATAACACCTCTTATCAATAATAAAAGTATGGGAGGCTATTCCATTACCGATGAACTTAATGAGGCAGTTGATATTATCATGCAGGTAAATATCAATAAGGATAAGTTCAAATCGGTAGAGGAGTTTGCGGCTCAGGGCTCTATGTTTGAAGATAAGAATACGGTTGCTATAGAGCTTGCTAAAAAACTTGAAAATAAGGAAAAGGAATTTGCCGATTTTATGCAAGGCATGAACGCAGCATTGGAGCCGGGTGCAAGCGGGCAAGCCGATATTTTCTTTGGCGATGTAGAAACAAAAGACGCTGTGTTAAAACGGATGTTGAATCTTAAAAAGTCGCTTTCGGCTATTTTCTCTCAAAGTCTTGCAACATTACAATCATTTTACGAAGATAAGTTAAAAGAATATATCGTAAAGGCTTTTACGGAAGCTGAACACCTGCGAGATGAAAGAGGAAGGTTTACTAATAAGGGTGAAAACAGTATAACGGAAACGGAAGCAGAGCATACTTTAAGTAATAAAGAGTTAAAAAATGCCGTATTCGATTATGCCCGTGAACATTTTCAAGGCAAGCATTATATAAACAGGGCTACGCAAGAAGCAATTTATGTTACCCGAAACGGTCTTGATGAATGGTATAGTAAGACAAAATCACGAGAACAAATTTTATCTTTGAAAATTCTTGACAGATTATTGGAAAGTGCTCACTATGATGCTGAAACAGATGATAACAAAAATCGCAGTGATATAGAGAAAGTCAAATACTATTCGTCAGCGTGTGAAATAAACGGCAAAAAATATACGGCAAAAATTACTATTAGATTAACAAGTGATAATAAGAATAGATATTATCATCACTTTTTGCAAGATATACAAATAAAGCCGGAATCAGGCATGTTGGAGTCTACTGATAAACAGTCTAATCCGCCTCTATTTTCCGGCTCTGAATTTAGTATACCACAATTCAATGAAAATGTAAATGGAGATACTTTTGAAAAATCCTTAACGTACTCCGGTTATCCTCTTGAAGGAAGAACTAACATACACGGCATGGATATTTCAATTGAAAATAAAAAAGGAAGCGTGCGCTCCGGTGTTGATAAAGACGGGCATGAATGGGCTATAAAAATGGCGTATGATTACGGCTATATCCGCGGCACGGTCGGTAAGGATAAAGATCATGTTGATGCGTATATAGGAAACAATCCTGAAAGTGAAAAAGTCTTTGTCATTCACCAAAACGACCCTACAACGGGTAAATACGATGAAGATAAGGTAATGTTAGGTTTTAACAGTGCAAAAGAGGCTAAGGCCGCTTATTTACGCCAGTACGACCGTCCCGGCTTTTTCGGGGAGATGATTGAAATGGGTATAGAAGAATTTAAGGAAAAGGCTTTTGACAAGAAAAATAAAGGTAAAATGATTGCTTAGGGGAGATTTGAAGCTTCAATATTGATATGTATATTTTTATTCTTATCTATTTTTTTAGGTGATACTGTTAACATATTTGCATTTATTATATTTTTTTTATATACTTTTTTAATGCCTGTTTTCTCTTCTATTTCATTTACTATTTTGTCAGGAATTGAACTATTGTAACATGGACCATCGCTGTTACATTCCAATAAGAATATACATATTGTATTGGGTTTTAATGAAGAATTCAA